GCGTAAATGTTCATTGACCGCAAAAGCGTTGTGCCGTTATAAATATTTATCGCGCAGCTCGTTACCGCCAATGAATTAAAAACTATCCTGTCAATATATTTTACTCCCTGAGTCGGAACTACAAGAACCTTGCCGCTCTGTGGCGTGGGCTGGAAAAACGAATTGTTGCCGAAAGCTATTGTCGGAGTGGGCGTTAAGGTTGATGTGAGCGTAGCGGTTGCAACAGGAGTGTTTGTTTTTGTAAGCGTTATTGTCGCCGTAGGCGCATACATCGCCAAAATCGTAGTGCTTAATGCGTCACCGCCCTGCGTGCCAAAAACTTCGGCAGTATTAGTTATATTTTGTTTTTGATAAACAAGCACATTACCCCAAAAAGTAAGATTCTGCGAACTGTTTGTCATTGATAAGGCTGCGTCGCCACCATTCCATGACAAAATGCCGTTCGTCAGCGACGCGCTCGGATTGCTTCCGATTAAAGAAAATCCAGTCGGCAACGTGTCTGTTACCTGGACGCCGTAGCAGTCGCCCGTACACGTGACCGCAATGTAATAGGTAAAGTTCGTTGCGGGAATAGGCTTCGCTATGCTTACCGATTTAGCGATTGACAACGTACCTGAAGTTGCAAAAGCAGTAGAACACAAAATCAAAATCAATCCTATCAACCCTAAAAACTTTTTCATTCTTAATACCTCCGTTTTTAAAATGAAAAAAGCCGGTAGACGTCTTGTTTCCCGCCGGTAGCTATTGCCACCATTGAGACCTTAAGAGGTCTATCGGCCTTTTTCTTAATTCAAGTTATACCAAACTAACTTTGTTTTGTCAAGTGATTATTTACAGTGTGCCTTAAGAATGGCAAGCCGCCCCTGAATGTCGTGGACGCTACATGCTACTTCCTTTTCAAATAATTCTTGTCTATGCCATAAAAATTTATTTTTAATTTTTATTGGCGTACGCAATAATTCCATATACATATTCCAAAAATCAACAAGTTTTTCCTCAGCCGCTATTATTTCCTTTTTATTCATAGCTTCACCACGCCCAAACCCAGGCGGGTACGTTGCTCTCCACCCAAGGCTCATCCTGCGTTATCGGCACTCTTATACACCGGCATTGCCACGGGTCAGGCTGCGGCGGCGGGCCTATTGTAGCCCATACAGGATTAGTCACCGAGAATATAAGCCCGTCTAATTTGGCGTGGCGATCTCTCGTCCTATCGTCCATAACGGCACTATATTGATACGCCGTTACGTACCCGTCAAGTTCGGGGTTCTGGAAAAAGTTATTCCGGCCCTCATTCAACGCCGTGCTTAAATTTGTCCTCACTACGTTTTCGAGCCTGTAAGATTTCAGCGCGTCATCCGCAACTTCACCTGTATTATAATATTCCTTAAGTTCATCCTGTAAATCGTTCACGGTATCACTGATTGACGTGCCGTTCTTAATCGAGTCCATTAAAACCTGTTTGACCTTTTTCAGAATATTATCCCGCTCAACCCCGGCCATGTTAAAACTCTGCGCCTCGAAAAACTGCAAGGCTTCAGGGTAATCGATTTTTCGCAGGTCATAATTATCCTGAAATTTCACTATCTCACTATACTTGTGATGAAACTTTTTCTTTTTCTTAAGTATTTCCTCACGAGCGGTTTTAATGCCATCCTCAAACGCGTCCACAAGCAAACTGTGGAATACCTGTTTTAAATCACCCGTAGTCGAGAACGTCAGCGATTTTATCGCCTCAAAGTTCTTATTCTCAATTATTTTTCCTTTTTGCACCTGTACGATTATATTCTTAATACCGTCCTGTACCAGCTTCCCCGCCTGTATCATATACTTATCATGCAAACTTTCATGCGTACCTTTCAATTCGATATAATCAACACAGCCCTCTTCATACTTTGTCAGCTTGCGGCGGGTTGTGCCTGTAAAAATCTTTTCCGCATACTGTGATATGTCTTCGGGCTCCGTGGCTTGCACCGCTTGCGCTGTCGGCGCGGGTATCGGCTGGCCAGGTGTCGCCGGTTTGCCTTCATCAACTTTGTCCTGCTTGACTGCCTGACTCGGCGTTTCCTCGGTCTTCCTCGGCGGGAAGTTCAAAAACTCCCTTATCTTTTCCTCATCCTCTGGAATCGGCTTTATTACCTGCTTGTCCACGCCCTCATAATACGTCGCGATTAATTTGTCCGTGTCCTCTTTTATCAACGGTTTAAATTTAAAATCAGGGTAATCATCCACGTCCTCGTAATTATAATCAACAAGCCGCTGGATAAGCTGCGCGTTGACCGCTTTCTCAGATATGTCAATACCAAGCTGCTCAACAATATAGTGTAATTGATCCTGATGTACATTGCCAAGTGCTTGCGTACCCTTTCCCCCCGCGCTCGACGAGTCCGATGTCAGCGTTTCGCCCATTATCTTTTTTCTTATTTGAGAATTAATCCACGTCAACGCGGACTGATGTATGTCAGCGGTGACTTTGGACGGGTCTGTTATCGTAGCCTCAACGCCCGGCGGCACTATAAGCCCAGTCTCATACCGCATTTGTTTTATCACATTCAATAAATAAGTCTTAGTCCCGTCGTCAACCACGCCTTTAGTTTTAAATGTCATTGTCGGATGCCCGAACTTTTCTATAAAAATCCCATAGGCCCGAAGCACAACCTGTTTTATAAAATATAAGTCATACAGCGTTCTTATTTTCGATGTGCCCCAAATGTTTTCATACCGTTTCCGGAATGAATAAATAATAAATTTATCAGCAGGATATTTTTGCCCGTAATTAAGCGAACTGATATTAACAATGCCATAATCCTGCACGTTGTCAAAATCATCAGTCCAGATATTAAAATAACGCGGGTTCTTGGACTTAATCGATCGCAACCCTATCTTACCGGCCCAACGGCCTTTTTTAATCTCATACCATACCATTTCATTGATTGACACGCCGAGCGGGACGGCCTGCGCTATTTCGCGGAGGTCATCGTCAAAACTGCCCTCGATATTGTCAAGGTTAAACTCCACAAAGTCACGGATTTCTTTGTCTCTGTCGCTGTCGCTTGCGGCCTCGACCTCATGCCCGGATGACAGCCGGACCGTGATCAAATCGTCAACACTGCCCTCTATCTCATCATCTAACATCATTTTATTCAATATTTCAATTTTCTTTTTCTGTAAAAGCTCGTCAGGCATATAAGGTGTGAGATCCATGCGTTTGTATATTGCGCTGGTATCTACTCCGACCTCAATATCTAAAAACGGTTTCTTACCGCGCACGTCGATAGGCTTCCTGCGCTGATATAGCTGGTTAAACTCACTGTAATTACTGCGTATCTCTTTTACGGCCTGATGTACCGATTTCTTTTTGCTGCGCATTTATTTAACCCCCACTGTAAAATCAGGCAGCCCGAATGCGGCTCCCTGTTTGATTTCCTCTATCACGTTGTCAATACCGCCCGTGTCCGCGTCCAATTCAAACCCCGACACGCCCTTTATGTTTTCTTTTAAATGTTCGACGGCCTCATCAACCGTATTGCCCAGCCCGATAACACTGCATACACTTTCCGACGCGGGGCCAGGTACAATAAAGTATTTATCGCCCTGCATCATCAATGCCCGGAACTTAATGTACTGCCTGACCGCAGGGTCTACCGTGACCTCGAGCCAATGCTCACCTGCCCAATCTGACGCAAGCGCCGTACCGCAACCGTACTTATACGCCGGTATCAAATCAATAAGTTCCCCATTCCCGGCGGCCCAGATGAACTCCGGTAAATTTTTCCATATTTCCGTATGCAGCGCCAGGCCGACGGGCTGGGGTACTCTGACTGTCGGGTCAATAAGATAACCAGTTTTATTTTTATCTACCATAACTTCGCTCGACCAAAACGACCGCGTTTTCATCCCCGCGAAAAAGGATGACAGTTTATCATTCACAAGTTTTATGCTTTCAGGCACGTCCTCATTCTTGACCGTCTGGCCAATATAGCCGCTTCCTTTTTTCTCGTAGCCCCACATGCCGGAGCTTGAATACTTGCCGTCTACCACAAGCCCGTCATACCCAGGTTCAATACCTTCAATTTTTTTCTCAAGCATGAACTCAACGTCATCCTGACGAGGCCCAAGACTGACCGACAGCGCGTCAAGGTATATCTTGCTTGACTGGTAATCCTTCGCGTAAAAAGTTTCAATGTCGCCACGAAACGCGTTAAGCTTGACAAAATAATCGCCGCCCTTTTTGATTTCGTCACCCAGCGCTTTAAGCCCGACAACAACCTTGCTTTCCTGTGTCGGCAGCCCTGCGTTCTTTTGCACCTCGCGGCCGTACTTACGATTAGTTTCAAGGAACTCGGCCATACCAGCCCCGAACACGCGCTTGCCTTTGCCGCGCAGGTACTCAATCACGTCCTGCCCATACGTATCAAAAAAACATATCAAGTCAACCTCGTCAACGTATTCCCAGAAGTAATCCACTTTAAACACGCCGAACTTTTCAAGTCCGCGGCCTATCTGCGCCTTATTGCTTGACGGGAACGCGTCAGCCCAGTTGGTGAAATAGTACACGCGCCCGAACTTCTCGGCCAGCTTCAATGCAATTTCAACGGTGAGTCCCCAGTCCATGACAAGCACTGTCTTATCTTTTAAATTATCCATACTTAACGCTCCTCATACGCTTAATTTTATATCCCCTGTACAATGTCAACTTATCCGTGCTTTCAAGTCCCAATTCTTTCTTAAATAGCAAGTAAACGATTTCAGGCAGAGCCAGCTTATAGCCCATTACAGCCGTGTGTCCGTTCTCGGCTTCTACGGCGTCAATCTTTTGATTGATACGCCGTTCAACCTCTTTCCCGCTATGCATGTTTATAAGCATTTTTTTATATCCTTTCTCAGCGGCCCTGACATCGTGCTTACCCCGTCTATTATCGTGTACCACTTCCGCGATTTGTTTATTATAACCAGTTTGCCGGGCAGAAAAGTATAATAGTTTTTCATAAGCCGTTTCAATACGATATTCTTGTCATTGCGATTAATCCCGAACCTATCTGATATTTCCTTCCATTCGTGCATTGCTATGCGTATCATTTCCCGTACCTCCGCATAGTGAAACTATTCAGTGCGTCAGCGTCTATGCCAGCTCCTACAAAATCTTCATCATCGGCCCTGGGCGCAGAAGCCGTTATCATTTCATGCGTCACCTTGAAATAATTGTTTTCCGCAAAAGTCTCAGCAGCTGCGTCAGCCTCGTCCGGCGAGTCGCACCCGGTTATTATCATCTCGGCCTTAGGCTGTATTTGTATATCCCCGTGCGCGTTGAGCCTGTACTTAATCCCCTTAAGCTGCGTTACAAGGTTTTCATTGTAATCGATTTTATTATCCCGCTTAAGCCACTCCCGGAACTTATAATAACACTCGGCACGCTGGTTAGAAAACTTTGGCAGGTTGTTAGCCTCTGCGTCGCTTATGCTCTCTTCGCTTGCCGACCCGCCCCAGACTATGTTATTAATCGCATAATGATTGCTTATCATGCTGGACGATAACCCGGAGCCCACGCCGGTCCCGTCAATAAAAACAAACGGGGCCAGTATGCCCTCGCGCATGTACTGGATAATAATTCCCTGCACGGTATCAATCCACTTCGGCCCGCCGGTCTTAATAGCCTTGTCAATTTTAAGCTGCCTGTCATCGCGCAGGGCGAACACGGTATTATTCCCGCCGGTTGCCACATCAACCCCGAGCCTGACACCCTCGGACTTTGTGTCAATATCGACCGGGCCACACGCCCCGTCTACCAGCTCGTCCGGAAATAGCTGCATATAACCCTGCTCGTCAATCGCGTCGGACGTGGGAAATTTACATTCGTAAAACACGTCAAAGAACGGCAGCTTTTTCATTTGATCAATGAACCCCTGCGAAAACCTGCCCTCAGCAAGCGCCTCGTGGTAATCAATCCAAATCTTATGCGTAGTCTTATCGTGCATGGTCTTAAAAAAATGATTGCGCCGGAACGGGTTAGACAGTTCCGCGATAAAACCTTCCTCGCCCTGGCCGCCTACCATACGCATTACATGTGTGTAAAGGTCATCGGGAAACAGCGCCGAGTCATCTATTACCACGTTACGGCCGGACTTACCTAATAATATTTCACCTATCCGTTTCCTATTCCTGTTCTCAGCGGATAGCATTTCAATCGACCCGCCGCGCTTGAATGTTATCTTATCATGCCGGCGTTCACGCTTTAACTTTTGCAGCATACCGCCCGTGATTTCAAGCTGCGATGTTATAATGTCATTATCGAAAATATGATTGAGCACATACCCCATGATAATGCCGGCCTTTGCCTGCGTGCCGCCGATTATTTTCCAGGACTCCGGCATAAGCATTGCCCGGATAATCATACCGATTGCCGCCGCTGTGGACTTGCCCCATTGCGACGGCGTAACAACGGCTATGTGATTAATCTTTTTCCCGTGCGATTGTTTTGTTGCCAGGCATGATATGATTTCGTTTTGTCTCGCCGCATACTTTATCGGCTGGCCGTCATCGTTCTTAAATATCGATTGCAGGTTACTTACTATCTCAACGTCGGTCATTTAAAAGCCTTTGATAGTTTTTCAAGGAGGCCGTCAATATTAGATGTGGGATTATTATTTTGTTCGTAACGTTCGAGATATGCCTTGGGATCCCGGCCGCGCAACAGCTCGCGAGTCTGATACAATTTCCTGTGCGACATCCCGGAATTAAGAGCCTTAAAGATATTGTCAACTTCAGGATTTTTGTACCACGCAATAAGCGTTGTGCGGTTGACACCTAAAAACTCCGCAAACTTTTCATCACTTCCGTGGATAATAGGGTCTTCGTTGGCAATATACTTCAAAAACTCCCCATACTCTTTTTTATATTTTTTATCAGCCACGATAAGACCTCCGTTTGAAATAATATAACACAAGGAAAAGTATTGTCAAGTAAATAATAACAGTATTAGATTTTATAGTTTTAAGGTATTGTCAAGTAGGTGCTAACGGTATTGTCAGCGGAAGGGTGGAAGGGTTAAATGCGTGTATGGACGGGGGTATATATTTTTGTTTTTGCGGTTTTTGTATTTTATCCTTATTTTATTGATATATTATTATATATAAACGAAAAAGAAAAAATAATACCATAAAGAAAAAATTAACCCTTCCGCATGCGCTCACAGCCGTTCCGAGGGGTTCCTACCCTTCCGAACTGTTACAGGATAAGGAAAAAACAGAATTGACACTATCAAAACAACCCTTCCGAAACCACTTTAACCCTTCCGAATGCACGCCTGTATAGCTTTAACCCTTCCGCTTTTTTGAAATATATGGGGTTTTCTGGAACGTAAAAATTAAGAGTATTTTAGAAAGGAAACTCGGGGGATGTGTTTTTTTCAAAGTCTGGCGGAACACCATAACGCTCGCGTAATGAGTTTATTAGCGCGGGGTCATTGCCATTCCAGCCATGTGATCTGTTAACCCCAACGCGGACGCGCTGAAAGCCAATAAGGTGTATCATTTCGCCGATAGTAGTTTCTTTATACTTGTATGGATCGTTGTCTTTTTTACCTTTATTCATTTCGGCTACCATTTCTTTGGTGGTAAAGTCCTTGTTTTCCCTGGGATAAATAAGCAACAATATTTTTTTAAACAAATCAGCTTTAGGTCCGACAAACTCTTTTTCCTTGCGTTCTATATCTATTTCAACCACAAATGCTTTAAAGGTTTCTATCATTTCAGGCCTGGGGTCACAAATAAGAAGCATTTGATATAAAGGGTCTATAATTTCGGCAAGCCGGTCCTCATAATCTGATTCAAAAGGCGGGAAGTCTTTATTAATCCAGTAATTGCGAAACAATATAAGTTCATCGCGCAACCGAGCAGCCTCTTTATTGTTAATGTTTTTATGCGCAAGTTTGCGCGTTTTCTTTTTCATAAGAAATTCAAAGCTGCGGTCATCTATGAAATCGCCAAGTTTTTCGGAAGTTGTAAGAACCGTAGGGCCCCATATTTTAAAGAAATCCATTTGATCATCTTTAACTTTCTTTTCCATGTTACACCGAGGCACTATACACGTTTCTTTATATCTTGATTTAAGTATATCCGCTAATTCATGGTTTCCGTCACGGCCAAGTAAGCGTATCTCGTCTATAAGCATGGTGGGCTTAAACGAATCTCTGAGCCTGTATATTTGTTCTGCCTTCACAAAAGACAAGAAGATACAACGAAACGCCAATTTTGATAAAATAATTCCCGTTCGACTTTTACCGCATTGTTTTTGTCCATGAAAATACATTATGCCGGATGTTTCCACTTTTTCCATACAGTAAGTATGCAGAACCCATAGGGCCATTATTAAATAATGTTTTTCATCCGGCATTTCAACGTGGTCTTTTATAAAAATAGATATATCATTTAATAATTTTGCCGGGTCGTAGGTGTATTTTTTATATAATATACTTTCATCCGGCATTTCAAAAGGTATGTCCTGCCTTGGATGACAAAGTACATCGTCAATAATAAGCGTATCATGCATTTCCAATACGCCGCTATTATGTATAAGATATGCCACTTCACCTTTTGCGTTTCGCACCCAATGCACAAGACCAGGCACGAGATTTTGTGACCGTGGCTTAATTTTTTTAGGCTTTTCCTGTTTTTCTTGTGGCTGTTCATCGGGCATTATTTGCCCCTCCGCATATCATAATGCGCTTTGATTTCATACGGCCTCCTTATATAGTGCTGCCGCCAGGGTTGCGTGCATGGAATGGCGGAGGGATAGCCATAGAATGCCCCTGACGGCAGCTAAATAAATATGTTTGATTGATTGTTTCCATACACGCAATTTGTTCATAGATATAATAGTACAATAAATCACGATAAAAGTCAAGGGGTTAAATGGCCGGTGGCATGCTGTCGGAATGTTAGCCTGGTATAACAAATGTTAGGTTAAGATAACATAATAAAAATAGGATTATTTGAATAATTAACTTGACAAACGTAAAGTTATTGAGTATGATTGTATTAGGCGAAAGGGAACAATCAAACGGAAGGCCCAAGGAGGCAGTAATGGAAAAGGTAGTAAAGACTAAGGAACTGTTTATTAGGGTAGACAAGTACACCGCAGAGCTGATTGACTTAACGGCAGAGAAGCAGGGCATTACGCGCAGCAAGTACCTGTATGATATGATACGCGACAAGATACAGGCAGGCATGACGCGCGACGGGCGCGGGCGCTCTTATTACAGTGTGGTAATCGAAATGATTGCCGTTCTTAAGGCCGGCAAGTAATGTACCTCTACACCGTCAACGCTGTTATGTCTGGCAAGTGTTCCCGCGTGGCCGTGCTGGCAAATACATATGAAGCAGCAGTCAATGAACTCGTGGCAGCCGGCTATGACGTGCCAGGGCCGCAGGACGTGGAAGTAATGCCGGAGCGGACGGTTAAAGAGCTGGAGTTTCAGAAATGAAAAAAACAATCGTTTCCTTATTGATAATCCTTTCGGTATTGTGGGTATCAGGATGTAAAAAATTAAATCCCGCCGCGCCCCTGCCTGAACCGACGGCGACAGCAACTTTGATACCAATCCCCTTTTCTGGTCAAATAGTATTTGACCCCGCTCCCGTTTATCAGGGCGGCATTATTTACGGGGAAGTAGGAACATATATTATTGACGGAATTTCAAATACCTTCGTTACCTATCAGAACATAGAAACTATTATTCCTTTTACAAATGCGAGCGCGGTCTCGGCGACGTTTTGTTCACAGAAAACAAACGCGGTGATTGTTCAAGGATATGCCTCGAGTATTACAATAAAAGATAGCGTAGGAGACTGGCTTGTTTATTCTGAAGAACAAACGGGCGTATGCGCCCATGTCAATTACCCTTATTAAATTCACGCCCTCAAGGGCAGAAGAAGGAGGTGGGCTATGGTAGACCAGGTGCAGATTGACGGGATATTATGGGCCGTGGCAATAGCATTGCAGATAAGCATATTTATAGTGTGCTTGCTGATATACGCGGAATTGCAGGGGAGGAAATAATGAAGATTACAAACAATAACGGTCTGCCGAGTAACTTCCTGCGGGCCTGTGAAACGGACCAGCACAAGAAAGCCGACATCAGCGTTACAGAGCTTGAACGCAGCCCCCGCGAATACTGGCTGTCAAGGCGGCATGATGATGAGATATACGTGGATGTTAGCGATAGAATATGGTTGCTTTTTGGCCGCGCCGTTCACAAGCTGCTTGAAGACGGCTCGACTAAGAACCAGTTAACTGAGCAATATTTGACTACCGTAATAGACGGCATTACGCTTTCCGGTACGTCTGACCTGTTTGATGATGACAAGATAAGCGATTACAAGACTACCAGCGTTTTTACGATTATGTTCGGCAGCCGGATCGAGGAATGGACGCGCCAGCTCAATGTTTATCATTATCTTTTCGCGGCACATGGGTTCACGGCCAAGCAACTGGAAATTATCGCGCTGTTAAAAGACTGGTCCCGGTCAAAGGCAAAGTATAACGTTAAATATCCGCAGTCATCCGTTATTAAGATTGATATACCGATATGGGATAAGGACCGTATCGAGCGTTATATTAAAGAACGGGTGAGTATAATCATGCGGCATAAGGACACGCCGGACAAGGATTTACCGCTTTGCACGGATGAGGAACGCTGGCGCAAGGAAGCCGTGTATAAGTGCATGAAAGCCGGGCAGGTAAAATCCAAAAAAAACTTTGACGATAAGGCCGAGGCTGAAAAGTATTGTAAGGACAATGGGCTGCAATTGATTGAGGTACCAGGGGAATGCGCGAAATGCCAGGATTACTGTTATTCCTGTTCGTTCTGCAATCAGTACATGACAGGCAGCGAGCCGCCCGTAGGCGAGTTCGAGCAAACGCTCAACGCGGCGAAGGCGAAATTCGCCGCTCCTGAGGCAACGCTTGATATGCTGCTGGACCCGGAGGCTAAATGAAAAACATCCTTCCCTGCGTCTTAATCGTAATTGACCTTGTTCAAGCGGTAGTATGCCTATTCCAAAAGG